ATCAGATACAGCTAACGCTGAACGTCCGATTGCTATGTTGTCAGCACCATCTGGTGAAGCACTCAGTGCTAACCGACCAATTGATACGTTATCTGTTCCTCCTGTAAGTGCGTCACCAGAAGTTAATCCTATCCCAATATTATTTGTTCCACCTGTCAAAGCGGTCAATGCTGAAGCACCAATTCCGATATTACCAGCACCTGCTACATCTCCTGTTCCGAGTGCAGCAAGACCGATAGCGATATTCGTGTCACCATCATTACCAGAAACAGCCAATGCAGAACGTCCGATTGCGATATTGTCTGCACCATCAGTAGAAGCACTAAACGCTAAACGACCAATTGCAACGTTATCTGTTCCAGAAAGTAATGCGTCCGCTGAAGTCAATCCCATTGCAATATTGTTTGTTCCAGAAGTTAGAGCGGTTAGAGCTGAAGCACCAAGACCGATATTTCCTGCTCCGGCCACATCACCTGTTCCAAGTGCTGCAAGACCAATAGCAATATTTGTATCTCCGTCATTACCTGAGACTGCCAATGCTGAACGTCCGATTGCTATGTTATCAGCTCCATCTGTAGAAGCACTGAATGCTAAACGTCCAATTGCTACGTTATCCGTTCCTGTAGTCAGAGCGTCACCTGAAGTTAATCCTACTCCAATGTTATTTGTTCCAGAAGTAACAGCGGCCAGTGCTGAAGCACCTATTCCGATATTACCAGCACCTGCTACGTCACCAGTTCCGAGTGCAGATAATCCTATTGCAATATTCGTGTCACCGTCATTGCCTGAGACAGCCAATGCTGAACGTCCTATAGCGATGTTGTCAGCTCCATCTGTAGAAGCACTAAACGCCAATCTACCAATTGCTACGTTGTCTGTTCCAGAAGTCAAAGCATCCATTGAGGTTAGACCCATTGCGATGTTGTTTGTTCCAGTAACGATAGCAGCACCCATTGCTAATTCACCGATTGCAATGTTCAGACAACCAGTAGTTGCTGCGGCAAATGCATTTTTTCCGATTGCTATGTTACATATTCCAGTAGTCACAGCAGCTGCTGCACTGGCACCTATTCCAATATTGTGAATTCCAGAAACATCACCAGTTCCAAGTGCAGCATGTCCTATTGCGATATTTGCGTCACCATCGTTACCTGAAACGGCTAATGCTGAACGTCCGATTGCTATGTTATCAGCACCATCTGTAGAAGCACTAAATGCTAGTCTACCAATTGCGATATTATCTGTTCCAGTAAGTAAGGCGTCTGAGGAAGTCAATCCCATTGCAATATTGTTAGTTCCACCAGTTGCTGCTAATAATGCAGAAATACCAATACCAATGTTACCAGATCCAGTTGTAACACCAGTTCCTATAGCTAATCTTCCTATAGCGATATTGTCATCACCAGTTGTAGCAGCACCTAGTGCGTTCAATCCAGCGGCAATATTACAAGTTCCTCCCGCTTGAAGACCATCTCCAGCAGTAGAATCAAGTAATACGTTCCCATTGGTAGGGATGGATCGTAAGTTTGCGAGTTCTCTAGATTGTGACATAGTTATGACCTTCTAATAAATTTCTGATTACAGATATAATTCTATTCTTTTATATTTATAACCAAACAAAGTTAGACGACTATTTTATCAAGTCCAACTTTCTTCTTTTCTTCTTTGAAATTATCCCAGCTCATCGTGCCAGTTGACTTTCTTCTTACTTTTCCGTCTTTTTCTTTTGGTTCTGTGTGTAGTTCTGCTTGTGCTTCTTCTTCCAAATCATACAACTTCATCTTTGCTCTATCAATTCCAATCACAAAGTTTCTGTTTTTGACAGGATCATTGTATCTATTCTTGAGTTGTTTTACCTTGATTTGGTTGTGTTCTTCCAGTTCTTCTGTAGAAATCAAAGCAAACATAAAGTCAGCAGTTGCAGGTAAACCGAAACTTTCACTTGTATCTTCCAGACCAACATCTGAACTCATAAACCCTGTTCTATTCAACTGAGTAGCAGATACAATAGGTAAATTACATTCTACAGCAAGACCTCTCAATTCTTCAGCTATTGCTTTAACAACGAAATACGAACCAGCAGATATGTTATTCTTGTATCGTGTAGAAGTACAAAGGTTTAGGTAATCCATGAATATAATGTCTGGAAAAAATCCCTTCTTAATCTTCAGTTCGTTTATCAGAGCACGAAAGTTGTTTGTCGATGCAGTTGCTGTAGGATATTCTTTTACAATCAGTCTTCCCTTGATTTTATCCTTCAACTTATCCATTTTTTTAATGTAAGTAGTCTTGGGCATATTCTTGAGAGAATCCAAAGGAACATTCATAAGGTTGGCATCAATCCTCTCAGCAATTCTTTCCTCCGCCATCTCTAATGTGATATAAAGAACATTTTGATTTTCAGTAAGACAACCTGCAGCCATGTGACACATGAATAGAGATTTACCAACTCCTGTTCCAGCAAGTGCGATGTTCAGAGTTTTTCTTGGTAATCCTCCTCCTGTGATTTTGTTGAAGTATTCCAAGTCGAAAGGAATTTTCTCTTCTTTTCTGTTATAAAACTCAAACCTCTCCATAGAATTGTCGAGATAATCGTGCCCGATATGAGTATCAAAAGTAACAGATAAAGCATCGGATAGGATAGTAGGGATAGCATCCTTAGAAATTTCAGATTTGCTTGACTCATCGAATATTCCTATAGAATCTGTGATTGCATTGTAGAGTGCTTTGTCCTGACAAAACTTTTCACTTCTTTCAAGTAACCATGGCAAATCTTCTCTATTTTCTTTTTGGTGAGTTGTTTCGGCTTCGTTCAACAATTCTGTAGTAGAACCAAATTGTTCTTCTGTCAAATCATTTCTATCACTCAATTCAATGATGAGAGCTTCTTTGCTAGGTAGGTTAGAGAACTTGTCAAAGTATTTATAGATTTCATTGAATATTGTTTTATCAGTATAGACAGAGAAATATTCATCCTTTATAAAAGGTAAAGTTTTTCTAGCAAACTCTTCGTTGTATAGTAGGTTTCTTAGTATTGTATTTTCGATTCGTTCCATGTGTCAATTCAAAACTGGTTTGTTAAAATCATATTTTCTATTTTTTCCATCTTCACTTTCTTGTTTTTGGATTTCTAACTCTTCATTGATGACATGAATATAAATCTGACCAAGCAGATACTCAAAGTCTTCTCCCTCTAGGTCAGAAACTTCTTCATCCATCTCAGGCGGAATACCAATCATGTCATATTCATACCTGAGTTTTCGTGTTCCATCTTCGTTGTCTTTATCAGCAAATTGAAACTTTCCATATGCTACAACAACTCCCTTGAACGGTCCTTTCTCAACCATGACACAAGCTCTGTCTTTTCCTTCGGGGTCTTCTTTGATACTATAATGACTCTTTATCTCCGCTTGTGTCATCTCCTTCTGTATTTTCTCCGATTTCATCATCTTCTGTTCTTCCATAGGTATACTCTACTTTCGTGTAATTATCAATTTGATTCAATATATCTTCTGTAAAATATTTTTGTGGGTCTTTGAGAATTTGTTTTGCGAATAGTTTTGTACCATCGGGAAGTTCAATTCTCGTAGATACTTTCTTGAATATTCCGGCAGCTTCTGCAAGTTCCACTAATCCATAATACTTACTCAATCCTTTACTATACGTCAGAAGAACATCAACCATTTTATTCTCTTTAGTCAATCGTGATTTGTTCATCTTACAATGAATAATATTTCCGATTACTTCTGTACCATCTTTTTCTTTTCGTTTCGACAAAAATACGATAGAAGAAGCAGCGTATTGCATAGCAGAACCACCACCCATAACCTTTACTGGATACAACGAACCAATCTGGTCATACACATGATTGGTGACAATAAACGGAACATTTACTTTAGCAAGCATCAATGTAAGAACACGAAAAGTTCCCTTGATTACTTGTGCCTTTGTCATATCTCGTTTCTGGTTGTCTTCTGATACGTCTTTCATCTCTTTGATTGTAGACAACATTCCCAAAGAATCCAGACATAACATCAATGGTGGTCTTTCCG